CTTATTTTTTATATAAAGCGAGAGATACTTTGATCAGACATGCCGGAACAAGCAAAGAACATGGACAAAGATAACTATATTTGGTCGTACTATCAAGCGATAAAGGACGGCAGCGTAACTGTCGGCAAGTGGATCACGCTCGTGTACGAGTACATCGTTCACGGGATCGAGGACGGCAGGTTCTATTTCGACCAGAAGAAAGCGGACGCAGCGATCGAGTGGATCGAGCGCCACTGCTTTCACACTGAGGGACCGAAAGCGCCGCAGAAACTAAAGCTGGAACTCTGGCAGAAAGCGTTTTTCTCCTGCGTGTACGGGATCGTTGACAAGAACGGGCTGAGGCAGTTCCGAGAGGTCATGCTCGTAGTCGGCAGGAAGAACGGCAAGACAAAGATCGCGTCGAGCTTAGGTAATTATGACTTCCAGAGCTCCGAGTATGGGACGAGAGATTTCTGTCTGGCTCCAAAGCTGGAACAGGCTGACCTTGTTTACAACGACATCTGGCAGATGGTTCAGCTCGATCCGGACTACAAGAAACTGAAAGAGATATTAAGCGAGAAAGACGAGCATAACAGAAAGATACGCGATGACAGCGAACTACCTCGCCATCGCATGACCGACCTCGCGATCCTGGCGACGAACAGCACCGTTAAAAAGATAGCGTTCAGCGCAAAGAAGTCTGATGGTTTCAACCCGTCGCTGTGTATATGCGACGAGATAGCGAGCTGGGAGGGTGATGCAGGGCTCAAGCAATATGAAGTCATGAAGTCGGGCATGGGAGCTCGCCCTGAGGGACTTCTCTTAAGCGTTACGACATCCGGCTACATAAACGACAGCATTTATGACGAGTTACTGAAGAGGTCGACTCGTTTTTTATTAGGCGACTCGAAAGAGACAAAGCTGCTGCCATTCCTGTACATGATCGACGATGTCGACAAGTGGAACGACATCAACGAGCTGAGGAAAGCCAACCCGAACTTAGGCACATCGGTATCGGTCGACTACATGCTGGAAGAGATCGCAGTAGCTGAGGGGTCGCTCAGTAAGAAAACTGAGTTCCTGACTAAGTACTGTAACATCAAACAGAACAGCTCGCTCGCATGGCTCGGATCGAACATCATCGAGAGAGCGTGTGGCGAGCCTCTTCAGCTTGAGGACTTCAGAGGGTGTTACTGTGTCGGCGGTTTCGACCTGTCGAGAACTACCGACCTTACCGCTGCGACTATCGTGATCGAGAGAGACGGCGAGCTGTATGTGTTCTGTAAGTTCTTTTTACCGAGTGAGAAGATCGCTGAGGCTCAGGCTGCGGACGGCGTACCTTATGGAGCGTATATCCAGCGCGGTCTGCTGATGCCGTCTGGAACGAACATCATCGACTACAACGATGTTTTCAACTGGTATCGAGAACTGGTCGAGCAGTACGAGATAATGCCGCTTGAGGTCGGCTATGACCGTTACAGTGCTGCGTACCTCGTACAGCAGATGGACGCTTATGGCTTTCACATGGATGATGTCTTTCAGGGTTATAACCTGCACCCTGTTATTCAGGAGCTGGAGGGCTATCTGAAAGACGGCAAGATTCATATAGGCGACAATGACCTGCTGAAAATACACCTGTTCAACTCAGCGCTCAAGGCGAGCTCTGAAAAGGGCAGGAGCAAGCTCGTCAAGATAAAACCGACAGCACACATAGACGGAATGGCAGCGCTCCTAGATGCAATGACAGTCCGCCAAAAGTGGTATGCCGAAATAGGAGGACAACTAAAAAACGAGAGGGATAAGTAATGTCTTTACTTGATTTAATTTTCAGACCGAACAAGGCGAAAGAGTCACAGCAAGCGCTGAGTAATGCGCGTGGTCTGTTCGAGACGCTTACAGCGTATTCGCCGGTATTCACGAACTGGGGCGGGGCAATCTACGAGGCTGAGAGCGTGAGAGCCGCGATCGATGCAAGAGCGAGGCACATGTCAAAGCTGAAAGTCGAGACGGTAGGAACGGCTAATCTTAAGCTGCAGTCAAAACTGGCGCTCGGTCCTAACCAGTGGCAGACATGGTCACAGTTCCTGTACAGAGTCAGCACGATACTGGACGTACAGAACACCTGCTTTATCTGTCCTGTGTTCGATGATCGCATGATCATTACAGGCGTGTTTCCTGTATTGCCGTCGAACTGCGAGATCACAGAATACAACGGCGAGCTGTGGCTGAGGTATCAGTTCACAGGCGGGCAGCATGCAGCGGTCGAGTTCAGGAAGTGCGCTGTTCTTACAAGGCATCAGTACAAGAACGACTTTTTCGGCGACACGAACAGCCCGCTGGCTGAGACGATGTCGCTGATACACATTCAGAACGAGGGCATCAAAGAGGGCGTAAAGAACGCTGCGACTTTCAGATTCATGGCGACGCTCAACAACTTCAGTTCAGCTGAGGACCTTGCGAGAGAGCGCGAGAGATTCACAGAATCGAACCTGGCTACAGAATCGAAGTCAGGCGGGTTCCTGCTCTTTCCGAACACCTACAAGGACATCAAGCAGATAGATGTCAGGCCGTTCACAGTTGATGCTGAGCAGATGAAACAGATAAAGGACAACGTTTACGAGTACTTTGGAGTGAACGAGGGCGTTCTTCAGAACAGCGCTAAGTCCGAAGAGCTCGAGGCGTTCTTTGACGGTGCGATCGAGCCGTTCGCTATTCAGTTCAGCGAGGCTATGACAAAGATGCTGTTCAGCGAGCGTGAAAGGGCTCAGGGTTCCTATCTGATCGCAAACGCCAACAGGCTCCAGTACATGTCGACCACACAGAAAGTGCAGATGGCTAAAGAGCTGGGCGACAGAGGCGCGATCCTGATAGATGAAATAAGAGAGCTGTTTAACTACGAGCCACTGCCGAACGGCGCAGGACAGGTAGCGCCGATCAGGGGCGAGTACAAAGCGACAGACGAACTCGCAGGAGAAAGTGAGGATGAAAATGCCACAGAAAAATAATAGAGAATACAGAAACATGGTTCTCAGGGCGCTGGAAGATGCGCCTGAAGAGGAAAAGCGCGTGACTGGTTATGCGAGCACATTCAACGAGCCTTACCTGTTATGGGAGGACGCTGGCTGGGAGTACTGGGAGACAGTAGACACAGGCGCGTTCGACACGACAGATATGGACGACGTGATTTTCCAGTATAACCATGAGGGTCGCGTGTTCGCAAGAACTAAAAATAACACTCTTGTTGTCAGCACAGACGACAAGGGGTTATTGATAAACGCCGATCTCGGTGGTACAGCTATCGGACGCGAACTGTATGACGAGATAAGCGGCGGGTACACCGACAAGATGAGTTTCGGGTTCACAGTAAATGGCGAGACTGAAGAGCGTGAGAAAGACGAGAACGGTATCGTCAAAATCACGAGACACATCACATCGGTCGAAAAACTTTATGACGTATCAGCGGTTTCACTTCCAGCTAATCCAGGCACCAGCATAGATGCTACTACACGTTCGATTAGCGACCTGACCGACGGAGTGATCAAGAGGGTTCAGGCGGAGCGACTTGAGGAAGAGAGAACAGAGCTCGAGCGTCTTAGGGCTGAAGTTAGAGCTAAAGCGCTGTTAGGAGGTAACTTATGACACGCGAAGAAATCAATGAGCTCGGTTTTGAAGGCCTCGAGGAGAGAGCGTCGGAGATCGCAGAGGAAACGAGAGACGCAGACAAGGAAAAGCTCGAGGCGCTGAACGAAGAGCTTACAAACATCGAAGAGCGCAAGAACGCGCTCAACAAGGAAGTCGAGGAAACTCGCAAGGCGGCTGAGGCAGTTGCTGAGGGCGCTGGAAAAGTTATCGAGTCAAGAAAGGAAGAAAAAATGGCTGACATCGAAATCAGAAACACTCACGAATACGTTGACGCGTATGCAAAGTACATCAAGACTGGAAAAGCTGATGAGTGCAGAGCTCTTCTCACAGAGAACGGCAGCGGCACAGTTCCAGTTCCTGAACTCGTTTATGACATCGTCAAGACAGCATGGGACAAAGAGGGCATCATGTCTCTCGTAAGAAAGTCATACCTCAAGGGCAACCTCAAGGTTGGTTTTGAGCTGAGCGCTACTGACGCTTATGTTCATACAGAGGGTGCTGCTGTTACAGAGGAATCACTCGTGACAGGAATCGTTAATCTCGTTCCACAGTCCATCAAGAAATGGGTTTCAATCAGTGACGAGGCACTTGACCTTTCAGGAGAGGCTTTCCTGAGATACATCTATGACGAGCTTGCTTACAGAATCGCTAAGAAAGCAGCTGACACACTGGTTGCCGGCATCATCGCTTGCCCGACCGCATCAACAGCTACTTGCCCGAGCGTTCCTGTAGTTACAGCTGCTACTGCTGCTATCGGAACTATCGCATCTGCTATGGCTGAGCTTTCAGACGAGGCTGCTGCTCCTGTAGTTATGATGAACAAGGCTACATGGGCTACATTCAAGGCTCTGCAGGCTGCTAACAGCTTTGGATATGATCCGTTCGAGGGTCTGTCAGTTGTATTCAACAACAGCATCAAGGCTTACACAGCTGCGTCAACAGGCGACACTTATGCCATCGTAGGCGATCTCGGACAGGGCGCTCTTGCGAACTTCCCTAACGGAGAAGAGATCACATTCAAGTTCGACGACACAACACTTGCTACATCTGACCTCGTAAGAGTAATCGGCAGACAGTATGTAGGACTTGGAGTTGTAGCTCCAGACGCGTTTGTGAAGATCACAAAATAGGAGATAACGGAATGAAGACTCTTATCGCTGTTCCGAGTATGGACCAGGTTCCGGCGAGATTCGCTCAGGCGCTCGCCATGTTACAGAAAGAGGGCGACTGTGCTGTTACGTTCCAGATCGGGTCGCTTGTGTATATGAGCAGAGATAATCTTGCTCAACAGGCTATCCAGATGGGCGCTGACAGAATACTGTGGCTCGACTCTGACATGGTGTTCAGCCCTGATGTTCTTTCTACTCTGTCGAGGACCATGCAGGAAACGAAAGCGGATATGGTAACAGGCGTATATTTCAGACGGGTAGAACCGTTCACGCCTGTGCTGTATGAAAAGCTCGAGTTGAAAGACGGTCAGGTGAGTTACAAGGACTGGGGCGAGCTGCCGAAAGAGGATGTCTTTGAAGTCGCCGGCTGCGGGTTTGGCTGCGTTCTTATGAACACTGATGTCGCCATGTCAATACTGGCTAAGTTCCATGAAATGTTTACACCTCTTGGCAACATGGGGGAAGACTTAGCTTTCTGCTGGAGGGCGAGACAACTGGGATATAAGATCGTATGCAACCAGACGCTGCCTCTGGGACATGTCGGATATAACGTAGTGACAAGAGGCTTTTATAACGTATATCAGAAAAACAAGGGGCGGGCTTAACGGCTCGCCCTCTTTGTGAGGTAATAAGATGCTTGAGAAAGTTAAAACCGCATTAAGAATAACGACTAACGCTTATAACGATGAGCTGACAGACCTGATCGAGTCGGCTAAGCTCGACCTCGGGATCGCAGGCGTGAAACTGCCTAAAAAGATAGACGCGCTGGTGACGAAAGCCATTATCACATACTGCAAGATGTCGTTCGGACTTCCTGAAGATTATGATCAGTTAAAGCGTTCCTATGATGAGCAGAAAGCTCAGCTGTCGAACGCTACTGGATATACGAGGTGGTAGCATGTACGACGATGTAGCGGTATTAAAGGGCTATGGTCAGGTGGCTTACGACGAGTATGGCAACGAGAGCTACACGATGGAAGAGACGACCGTCTACGTTCAACCGCGCGGCGTTTACTCAAGTGAGTTCTATAACGCTGCACAGCTCGGGCTCAAGCCATCGATCACGTTCGTGCTTGCGAACAGAGCCGACTATGCCGACCAGCCGATCATCGAGTTCCACGATAAGGAATACAACGTGATCAGAGTAGACTGGGACGCACAGCGGGACAGCATAAACCTTATCTGCGAGGAGCGTGTGAGCAATGACTAAATCAGCAAGTGTAGAGGCTCAGATGTCAGAGATACTGGAGCAGTACGGCAACAGTGCTCGCGAGGCTATAAACGCTGCAGCGAAAGAGACAGCCGATGTGACAGTTCAGACACTGAAGAACACATCACCGACAAGCCCGCATCACACGAAATACGCCCGCAGCTGGACGGTCAAAGAGGAACGGCAGGGCTCGAATGTCTGCGACTATATCGTTCATAACGCGAGGCACTACCAGCTGACACATCTGCTGGAGAACGGTCACGTTATTCGGAACAAGAAAGGAACGTACGGACGCACTAAACCTATAAAGCATATCGCGCCGGCTGAAGAGGCTGGTGAGATGCGTTTTGAGTTAGGCGTTCGCGCAAGGTTAAGACAGATATGAAAAAAACGCTTTATCAGATTCTTACGGACCCTCAGACGGGGCTCAAGATACCTGTTGCTTATTCTCATTTCAAGGATAAGAAAACAGCGCCAAAAGCGCCGCCTTATGTGGTCTATCTTGGAAACGGTCAGGAAACGTTTGAGGCAGACAACACACACTACCACAGGCGCAATACTTATCAGGTCGAATATTACTTCACAGAAAAGGACGAAAGTCAAGAAACCGCTATCGAGGAATTGTTACTCGCTAACGGTTTTCTTTATGACAAGAGCGAGGACGTTTACATCGAGGATGAGGGCGTGTTCGTTATCTATTACCAGATATAGGGGGTCAATATGGCTAACAAAGTTGAGTTTGGAATCAGCGAGCTCCATGTTGGAACATACACAGATACCAACGGAACCGTAACACTCGGTACACCGTATGCACAGAAAGGCGCTGTATCGTTCTCACCTGAAGAGCAGTCTGAAAAATCTGACTTCTATGCTGACAATATCGCTTATTACAGCGTATATTCCAGCGGCACTTTCGAGGGCGACCTCGAGGTTGCAATGTTCGACGATGCTTTCAAGACACAGTTCTTAGGTTACAAGTCACTCAAGAACGGCGGTCTTGCAAACGTAAAGAACGCAACAAAACCGAACGTGTATATTGCGTTCCAGGTTGAGGGCGACGCTGAGAGCCGCAGAGTTATTCTGTACAACTGCGCACTCGGTGGAATCACAAGAGAATACTCGACCATCGAAGAAACAAAAGAGCCGACAACTGAAACACTGGCTGTTACCTGCAACGGCGACAATGAGACAGGTGTTTCTATGGCAGTTCTGAAACCAGGCGACGCTGGCTATGACACACTGTTCACAGCACCGACAGCGCCTGAACTTGAGTCAGAGTAAATCATAAAAAGCGGAGGCGGGTCGCGAGGCTCGCCTCTTTTTGTAGTACATGGAGGCAAAGACATGATAAAGACAATAACCATCGGAGAAAAGAAAGTAGAGCTCGATAACAATGTCGGCT